GCGCCGGGTTCCTGAAGTCGGATGCTCCGGTCGGCAACATGGAACGGGACTTGCGGCAGTTGGGGCAGGTTGCCGGCAAGACTCATGTGGACGTAGATCAACTCTTCACGGTGTGGGCGGAACTGAGCAAGCTTGGGCAGGGCGGCCGGGCCGGTGCTGCAATCGTGGTCAAGGGAATCATCGACAAGCTCACCGAATCAAACAAGAACGGGACCAACGAACTCGCCCGTTACGGTCTGCACATCCAGCGCACGAAAGAAAAGCATCTCGACCTGATTGCAACCCTGAAGCAGATCGCCGGTCTTACTCCATCTGTCCGGTCCAGTCTCGTAAACCAAATGAAAGGGCAGAATGATGCCCTCGGTCTACTGATTCAGAACACCGGCGACATGGACAAGATTCTGGCACAGTTTAACGACGATGAGGGGGAGGCCGCCAAGCGCGCGAAAGAAGCGGGTGACACAATGTCTTCGCATTTCAAAGAGATGACCAATGCAGCGCAAAATCTAGGCGTTGCGTTGGGATCAGGACTCAAACCTCAGATGGACGGAATCACCGATTCGCTGAAAGGATTCACGGTGGCCGTTACCGAATTCTCCAAAGCTCATCCGGAACTTGTCAAAATTGGAACAGACTTTGGGCTGATGGCAGCCGGACTCGTGACGCTCACCGGAGTAGTAGGAGTTGGGAAGCTGGTGTTGCCGTTTATTGAACTTGCGGCTCATGTTTCCGGGTTTATGCTTCTGTTGAAAACCATGCAAGGAGCGTGGGCCTTGACTGTCGCACTTTTTACTGGGGGGCTGGAAGATATTGGACTTGCGTTTGGACTTGTATTTGAGTCGAACCCTATCGGCTGGATCATCACTGGAGTTGCGGCCATCGCCATCGGAAGCTACGAGATTTACAAGCACTGGGGAGACATCAGAGACGCTATCGAGGGAGCCGCATCGGCAGTAGACAGTTTCCTTCATGTGGCATCTTTCAAGGACTGGGGAAACGTCATCGGAGATGTGGCGACAGGAAACTTCGCAGCGGCCGGCGCAGACATTGGAATGACCGCCGCCGCGAACTATGCGCCAACTGTTCATGTTCACGTAAGCGGGGATGCGGACCCGCAAGCTATCGGGGGAGCGGTTCATGGCGCCCTGAGAAACAGTTTGGACGATTGGATGAACTTCCAACGTGACGCGATGCATCAGGACGCTCGACGAAGTTTCGGAAATCCAGCACTTGAGGGGGCACGCTGATGTTTGCATCGTTTGGTCCAATCAGTTTCCAGCCTCTCGCGAGTCCTACCAAACTTGACATTGAGAAGCGCTACCATTACGAAGCACTGAACGTCATCGGTGCGCCTCCTGTGTTGCAGTGGATTTACGACGACCTTCGTCACGTTGAACTGTCGATCTACCTTCACAACTTCTGGTGCAAGCCACAGACGGCCATCGACGCACTGACGCAGCTTGCCGACTTCCACGTTCCGCAGCAGTTCGTCTTTGGCAACAAGAACATCCTCGGGACCTTCGTCATCTCGAACTACCGGCTCAAACAGCGGTGGATGGCGGACGACGGCTCTGTAATCGCAGCGGAGATGGATCTTGAGCTAACCGAGTATGTCGCACCGTCCACACTCCAAAGCAACACCATGACGGTCGGGACCATCGGCAACTCAACAATCAACACCAACCCCCCAGGGCTCACCACTTCACAGAGCGCGGCGGCCGGATCTACGCTTGTCGTGAGTCCTGCCACGGCTTCCCCCTCGGGCATACCGGCACAGACGCCATATACGAATGTCCCGTTGTCCACGATTGCGAGGGCTGCCTAAATGCCGAATGTCGTGATACCAAACGGTGGAAGCGGGGTCCTGACAGCGTCACTCGTTACCACCTACGTCAACCCATCCGCGCCGTCATCGGGCATCATCTACGTTTCCAAAGGGGAGCGCTGGGACGCGATTTCGTATAAGATGTACGGCGATTCTACGCAGGTTGAACCGCTGATTCAGAACAATCCCGGCCTTCCAATTGGCGACTACGTGGCGCAGGGTGTTCAGATATTTGTCCCGCTGATTACGCCAGCGACCAGCACAACCAGCAGCACACCGTGGGGTTGATAAATGGCAAAGTTGCACAAGATCGCAGAGGATTACTACGGGTTCTTTTGCCCCGGGTGCCTTAACACGCACGCCGTTTCAGTGAATGGGCGCCGAAACTCATGCAATGCAACTTGGGGATGGAACGGAAGTGTGGATAGTCCCACCTTTACGCCATCAATCAACTGCGTGGGATACTGCCATTCGTTCGTTACCGACGGGAAGATTCAGTTTCTCGGTGACAGCACGCATAAACTGGCCGGGCAGACGGTCGAGATACCTGATTGGGACGCGGAGCAGGAAGATTGAGCGCATCCGTACAAATCCCGGCGTGGCAGATCATGTACGGCGGAACCCAAGTCGCCGGCAACCTGCTCACCCATTCCCAGCACATCCACTACGACGAAGCTGTGGGTGGCAAGGCCAACGTGCTGGAGATTCAAGTCGAGGATTCGGCGCGCGCGTGGGCGAACAGCCCTCCAGTCATCGGGACCGCACTCAGCTTGTCAATCGGTTATCAAGGCCAGTCTCTCGTGTCCTGCGGGAACTTTGAAGTGGACGAGTGGGAAGCAGAGGGACCGCCGGACACGTTCCTGATTCGAGCGATCCAAGCCGGGGTTACTCACGCCATCAGGACTCCGAAATCAGTCGCCTATGAGGGCCAGTCCCTCATCTCGATAGCGAACACCATCGCCAACCAGTACGGCATGAGCGTGGACTCCTCAGCGGTGAGTCCCGATGTTCCTTATCAACGCCTTACGCAACGGCTTGAAACAGACCTCGGATTTCTGCATCGCATCGCCAATGCGCACAACTACGAATTCACCATTCGCGGCAATCAACTCGTCTTCTACAGCCGCCCGAAGTTGGACGCAAAGACGATTGCCAGTTTGACAGACAAGAATGCGCAGTACATCTACAAGACTGACAGCACGCGATTCAGGATTCACCAGCAGCACCACGGTGACAAGACCTACAAGAAGGCCGTGGTGATGTATTTCGACCCGCACTCGAAGGCGCTTCTCCAGGCAACGGCTAATGCCGCAACTACATCTACCCAAGGCGTTGACTTGGGGCTTCAGGACACCCTACTAGTCCGGGAGCGGATAGAGAACGCACAGCAGGCCACTCTGCGCGCACAAGCACATCTCCACGCCGCCAATATGCACGTCCTGAAGGGCGAGATGGTCATCCCAGGGTCGATGGTCTACCGGGCTGGCAATCCAGTGATGCTGAGCGGCTTTGGTACGGCTCTCGATTCGATAAAATGGATCATCAATGAGGGCAAGCATCGGTTGGACCGGAATGGCTACAAGACTTCATTGGAACTCAGGACTGCGATAACCGGCGCGGCCACACAAACCGTATCAGACGACTACGGAGAGTAAATGCCAGACTCAGTACGCGGACCATACACGGAGCAGTTCCACCCGCCCTACAGGACGGGCATCGTCGCGCAGATCGAGTCTGTGCCGCCATACCGGGTGCGCGTGCAGTTCCCTGACCAAGCGAACGTGCTCTCTTTTTGGTTGCCGGTCCAAGTCATGAAGACGATGAACGACAAAGACTTCTGGCAACCGGATATCGGCGAGCAGGTGTCCGTTGTCATGGATGAGTGGGACGAAAATGGCATCGTGACCGGTGGAGTCCCGTCAACCGTGGACTCGGCACCAGCAGGACTCACACCCGCCGATCGCTATACCCAATTCGCCGATGGAACGATCATCCACTACAACACGAGTACGCACCAGCTCCAGGTGACACTCGGGGCCGGTGGGCAGATGGTTCTGAGCCAACCATCAGGAGGAAAAATTGAACTGGATCCATCGGGCAATGTTGAGATTCAGGCGGCAAGTAGCATTTCGCTTACCAATGGCGGCGCAGCGGCGGATGCGCTGGCACTGGTGAGTAAACTGGTGACAGCGTTCAACGCACACACTCACTCTGACCCGCAAGGGGGAGTGACGGGCGCGCCGACAACGCCATGGACGGCAAGCACGATTGAGAGTGTACTGACGAAGGTGTCAAACTGATGGCAACGACTTTCCCATACGCGACCCTCACCAACATCCAGTCATCGAGCTGGGAGCTGATGCTTGACTCGACGGCGGGAGGCGGACCGGGATCAGGACTCGGACAAGTTTGTCAAGCCCTCGGCGATGTTCACCAGACGCTCCAGATCATCTTCAGCACCATTCCCGGCGAAGATCCTTTCCGCCCCACGTTTGGATGCGACCTCACGCAGTTCTTCGACCGCCCGCTCACCGTTGCGATTCCAGCCATCATCGGCGCCATCTCCGCGGCCATTGCCGATTGGGAACCACGTATCACCCTTGAGAGCGTCGATGTTGTCGCCAGCACAACGAACATCGGGACTCTGACCGTGACAATCAACTGGAAGCCGGACATGGGGTCGAGCAGTTCTACCACGACTACGATAGGCACAGAGAGTACGACAATATCTGTGGGAGGATCTTCTTAAATGCCGGTCATAATCCCGAATCAATCATTCCCATCGGCCACCGGCACTCCTCAGACGGTTCCTGTTGACCTGCCCACGCCTTCATTCGTCAACGACTCAGACGGCTTAGATGCAACGCTGGTCCTGAACGACATGGTGAGCAAGTTCGAGACAGACACCGGCAGGACCCTCTACCCGGCCCAGGTCGAGCAGTTGCTTATCAACCTCTACGCCTACCGCGAGATTCTGGTCCGGAACGCGATTCAGTATTGCGGACTTCAGAACCTGCTCGCATTCGCCGTCTACCCGATGCTGGACTACCTCGGCGAGTATCTGGATTGCCCCAGACTCCCCGCGCAGTACGCCACGACGACGCTACAGTTCACGCTCACCGCGGCGCAGTCGTCCGACACCACGATAGCCTCTGGCACGCAGGTCGGGACTCAGGACGGCCTCAACATCTTCGCCACAACATCAGCGCTCACGATTGCCGCTGGACAGACGACAGGGACCGTGGCGGCGCAATGCACTACGGCAGGACTCAGCGGCAACGGCTACCTCGCTGGGCAGGTCAGTGTCCTGATGGGTTCTTTCCCGCTTGTCTCTGCCGTCTCCAACACGACGACCACGGCCAACGGAACGGCAGGTGAACCGGCCGGAACCACTGCGGGAGACAACCACTACCGCACACGCATCCAGGCGGCACCGAACAACCTCACGACGGCAGGACCATCTGGCCAGTACCGGTCTCTTGCGCTCGACGTGAGTTCGACAATCGTTGATGCACAAGTCCCGACTAATCCGACAACGCCGGGCACGGTGCAGGTCTATATCTTGACAGGACCCGTAACCCAACCATCGGCATCCCCAAACAGCAACGGCATCGCCTCTGGCACCCTGCTTTCTGCGGTTCAGTCGGCCCTCAGTGCTCAGACCGTGCGGCCTCTTTGCGACACCGTTCTAGTCTCCGCTGTGACTGAAGTCGATTACACGGTGACCGGCGCGATCACGCTTTACGCCAACGCCAGCTACTCAACCATCGCTGCTGGTATCACTGCGGCGGCGCAGAACCTCGCTCTGACACTCGCTGCAAACATTGAGCAGGACATAGTCCTGAGTCAGTGGCAATCGGCTCTCAGCGTGTCTGGCGTCTACGATATGCAACTGACGCTTACTGCGAACATCGGCGGTACACCACTCACGCCAACCTCGGACGGTAGCTTTTTGCTCACGGCGGGACAATGGGCAAACTGTACTGCAATCAACTTGACTATCGTCATGGGCACAAAGAACCAGCCAGTTAGCTAGTCCACAAGGAGACTTCAGCATGAAACGAATCGCGCTCTTTATTTTCCTGATCTTGTCAGTTATCACATGCTTTGCGCAGACCCAGATTGACCCGACATATCAAGTAGCATGGAACCTTTTGACCGGATCAGGTGCGCCGTCGAACAGTTGCACGCAAAATGGTAACTACACAGTTTATCCGTATGGCGCAGAGTGGGGCCAGTCTTATCAGGACACGACGAACAACGTGCGGTATAACTGCACATCGACTGGATGGATGCAGGGAGCCGCTTCCTCAGGCATAGTGCCTATCGTGGACGGCGGCACAGGGGCAACCACAGCAGCCGGGGCGCTGGTGAACCTTGGCGCAGCCCCAGCCTTTACGCTGACCACGACAGGCACCAGCGGCCCGGCTACGTACGGTGGGAACGTCATAAACATTCCGCAGTATGCAGGCAGCGGCGGCGCAGGAGTAACTCAAATCATCGCTGGAACAAACGTTACAGTGTCGCCGTCTGGCGGAACAGGCGCTGTGACGATCAACGCTACGGGGGGCGGAAGCGGAGGAGTCCAATATAATCCGCCGAATACTGTGTATATGTGGGGCGCAGGGGATTCGTCAATCTCTGACGATGGCCGATTGTATGGTGGCAGCACGACAGCAACGGCAGCAAATTGCAACGGTACAGTGTGTATCATCACCGCTCCGAATAGCTATGCGGCCGGTCAAACTATTTGGATTGACGGGACGTGGAGTCCGAGCTTTTTGAATACTGTAACGGCACCTCAATATCTCGGGACCGGGCATGGATTTTATCAAGTAATTTCGACCGGCCTAAGCAGCACTCAATTTGAGTTTGCATATACTTCAGCCAGTGGTACGGGAACTGGCGGAACTGTACGTGATACCAGCTATATGGTGCCGTTTCTTTCAGGCTCAATGCCATTTTTGAATGGACACGGAACCACAATCGTAGAAGTCGGTCAAGAGTCAGGACAAGGATTTACGATTCAAGCGTCTCTCGATAACTTCTCAGCGCTTTATGGGTCTTATGCTCCCAACGTAACCGGTAATCCCGGCTTCTTCTTTATTTCAGGATGGAAAAACGACGTGGGAGCACTGAATGAGAGTGCGAGTACCGTTGTATCCAACATACAATCGCTCATGGCACTGGCTCATGCGTCAGGCTGGCAGGTTATCGCGATGACAGAGTGGACGTCGGTTACTGGCGGAAATATGACAACCAGCTATATGGCGCAGATCAACAGCGATATTTTGCAGCTAGGAAAAACCAACGCCAACGCTTCCAGTGGCCAATATTGGGATTATATAGTCGATGCGGCATCGGGAGTTACAGATCCGGGTCTCACATATACACCCTCAACTGTTCCGCTTATAGCCGCCAAAGTAAACGAGGCTTTTGCGTCACAAAAATCGGCAACCACTGGACTGTCTACGATGTTTTCTCTTGATACCGGTCCGAATACATGGAGAATGCAAGGGAATAACGGATTAGAAATTTGCGCAGCAAACAACCCAGTCTGTATGTTAACTGTCTATTCAAATGGTAATACGACGTCGGTGAATAATTTCAATGAAACTCAAACAGCAAGTGTAAATGACCGTGGTGGTACTGGAATTGGAAGTCCGATTCTCGTATCTAATCCAAGTTCTTACTATCCTACCGGCGTCACAGAATACTTCCCAAGCTTGTCCGCTGGCCAATACGGAAGCATGTTGTATGCCTATGACCAGATTGGCGATCACTTTTCATTGCACATGGAAAATACAGGATCAGCGAGCATTTTCGGAATAAGTGGCTCACAAGAATTTTCATCGACACCAACAGATATACTGCAAGTGTTTGCCAATGGCAATGTGGCAATCCCCGCTGAAGCACCGTTCGCAGGGTATGCCGCGTGTTTCACGACAGGCGGAACAATGGGTCACTGTACGTCAATTATAGGAGCAACCGGAACGTGTACGTGCGTCACACCGTAGCTTGTATTCAGCAGGGAAATAACATGCAATTGACAGCGGTAAAAGGGCCAACGGGGATTTAATGGAAAATGCGAAGGACGGAAAAGACGAGAAGTTAATATGTTTCCAGTGCATCCATGAAGATGATATTCACAGGCTGCTGAAATCGCTTCTCGACGGAAATGGTCAGCCGTCCCTCATGCAGAGGTATACCGTGACTGAAATAGCGGCAGGAAGCAATGTAACGGTAGGTACATCTGGGAACACAATTACGATAAATTCTACAGGTGGTGGCGTCAGTCAAATCGTCGCTGGCACCAATGTGAGTATTTCGCCGTCTGGCGGAACAGGCGCTGTGACGATCAACGCTACGGGGGGCGGAGGCGGCGGTGTGGCGATTCTATCGAGTCAGGCCGCGGTGAGCAGTTGGCCGACTATTAATGTTTCGGGCGGATCGGGCGGTTCTGGCGGGGCAGGCTGGTATATGGAGTTTGCTGGTTGGTAGTTGAGGCGAACGCGAGTACAACGCTGGCAACCAACGTCTACAACAGCGCACAAAGCAACACGGCGGTGACATTCACTTTTCCGGCACTGACTGGCGGTTTGTTCTATCACTGCGATGGGAATTAAGTGACATCATGGTAGTAGCTTGCACCGGTAACTAAGTTGTGGGCGCTGCGGTGCCTGAGCAGGACCAGAATCTACGATAGAGGGACGGGCCAAAGGAGGGCCTGAGAAATATGGCAAACAATCTCAGGCCCGCATCATCTATCAATGACCTCCGCACCCAAGCCCACATGCAACTCTCTGCTCGCCTTGAGTCCATCGACCTCACGCCTTTGCTTATCAGGACTCTAGGAAACAACCTCCCGGCATCCATCTTGCCCTACTTGATATGGGAACTCGATATGATGATTCCGAGTGTCCCGATGCAGGCGTTGGGCGTAACATCCCAGACCATCATCCAAAATACTCTTCGGCTTCACAAGATCATGGGCACGCCGGGAGCAATCATCCAGGCTCTCGGGCTCTGCGGCGCCACTGCGACCTGCTATGAGGGGCAGACGTCGTGGGGAGGATCTTCATATCCCGCTGACCAAGGGTGGGCCGTCTTCCGCGTGGGAGTGAGCGGATCAGGGCAAGCCCCAATTGGAGTTATCAATGGAGTTAACCGGTCTTTCAACCTTCCTGCGGTGCCAGTCGGGAATTCGTTGCGAGTCTTCTACAACGGGCTTTTGCAGCCAACCACGAACTACACCACATCAGGAACAGGACTCACGATGTCCTTTGCTCCTGCGTTGAATTCTGCGTTGGATGTCCTGATGCGCAAGGCCACGGACGGCACTCCGCTCTACTTCGATGCCGTTGTGCCGACCGTCTCGGGTTCGAATCTGGTACTGCCAGACGCCCCGATTTCCATTGAACTCTACCGCAATGGATTATTCCAGATCATGGACACCACGCCAGCGCAACTCGGCTACATGGCCACAATCATTAACTTCTTCAAGCCCGCACGGTGTCTGCTGGATTCAGTGTTCTCGGAATCTGGAGAGGATTACTACATCCTCGACGGCAACACCATCATTCCATCTGTCCCGATTGGCAGCGCATCTTTTCTCGCTTGGGGAACCTACGCCGGAAGCGGAACTGAACCAAACTTTGCCGATTGGATTACTCCAGCCGGAACTCTAAACGGGATTAACAAAGTCTTTACGTTGCCGCAAGCCCCGAATCCCGCCGCCAGCCTTCGCCTTTACCGCGGATGGCAAGTTCTGAAGCCGGGAGGGGTTGACTTCACGTTGAGCGGCGCAACGATCACCTACACCATCGCCCCGCCGCCCACGGCCACGCATCTGGCATTCTATCGCTACTAGGGTGCGGTACAATCGCTTTGACGGGTACAGAACCAGTCTGACTCGCCACAGAGCCTCTTATCAAGGTCCCGCGGCGAGTCTTTTACTTTGGAGGGAATACCGATGGAAACGAAGATTGAACCGAACGAAACCGCTATTGTGACTCCTGTCATGCTGCCAGCCTGCCCGTATTGCGCAGACGATCCGGCCCGGCTCTCGATCATGAACCAGATCTTTCCTGGCGGCATGATTGGCGCCATCATCTTCTGCGGGAATCCAGAGTGCCGGAAGATCATCTCGACGCAGATCGTTGGGCGGATTGAGCAACAGATAGCAAATCAGGACTCGAAGCCTCAAGAGGCCGTAGTTGCTGGCCCGCAGTTGGTGAAGTCTCCGGAGGCCCTGTGAAGCGATCAGTAAAGCTCATCATCGCCCTCGCCGCTCTCTGGCTTTGCGCAGCCTTTGCCATCGCCCAGGCTCCCATCGGAGTTTGCCTGAACAATGTCGCACAGACCATCTCAAACGGCGTCATTGCTCCGATTCCCTACGCCACCGTTGCGCTCTGCACGCCAGGCTCGACAGCGGCCAATTGCGTGGCGAACAAAGTCGGCATCTACACCTCGACAGCCCTCAGCACGGCAACCCCCACAAACCCATTCACATCTGACGCTGGCGGCAACTACTTCTTCTGCGCCCATGTGGGGCATTACGGGCTTCTGATCAACTCCTCGTATGGCCAATATTTTGTTCCTGATGTGACCTTGGATGACAACTGGGCAGCCGGCGGGACGATGACCGGACCTCTCACAGATGCCGCCGGATTCATCGGTCCCCTATCCGGAAACGCCAGCACGGCATCTGCCTCTGACCATTCTCCTACTCAGTGCGGGTCAGGACTCTACTCTCAGGGCGATACGACGAGTTGGTCTGCAAACTGCGCTCAGGTTCAATGGGGCCAACTGGGCGGTATACCCTCCCTCGTGACGAGCTTTAACACCCGCACAGGAGGTGTGACGCTGACCGCCGCTGATGTGGATGCAGTCGGCAACATCACCAATAGCACGAGCGGCAATGCTGCCACAGCAACAGCGCTAGCCGCAGCCGGAACGACGTTGACGAGTCCTGCTGTTGCCAAGGGTGTGGACGCTTCGGGTAATGCTATTGCTCAGACCTTCTCTTCTTCCTTTACTACCAATGGATATTCATTGCTACCGGGGGGGTTGATGATTCAGTGGGGGCATAGTGGCGCAATTGCCGACGGTTCGCCTGGTACGGATGTTTGTTTCAATACACCATTCCCCCATTCGGTATTTTCGGCCGGCGTGTCAGACGATTTTGCGGTTGGCGCTACGAGTACAACGTCAGTCCCAGCGCTCAGTGCTTCATCATGCGGATCGAATGGCGGAATCCATGTCTGGGGAACGCGCTCAGGTAATGGGGTTTACTGGTGGGCGTTCGGATATTAAGGATGAGGAAAAATGGCAGAGCGCAGAACGGACGTAAGCCAATTCGCCGGGGTGAACGCACTCCAAAAGGACATTGAGCGCCTAACCAAAGAGCGCGATGCGCTCTCCAAAGAGCGAGAGAACGCGCAGACAAATCTCCTTGAAGAGCACAGCGTAACACTCAAAGAGATGACGACGACCCTGGCTCTGCTCGTTGACCGCACGAAAGACCTCCCCGAGCTTGGTAAAAGGGTTACCAGGCTGGAGTCGTGGAAGGTGTATCTGTCTGGCATTGCATCGGCATTCACGCTCATCGGAACCTTGATCGGTGCCGGAATTACGCTGATGTTTCGGAGATGAAATGGATCACGGCCACGATCTTCCGCAACCCGATGATTTATGAGGTAACATGAACAGCTTTCCAAAGATCGACGTACTGGCTGCCTGCGCAAAGTATGGCCCGGTATTGAAAGTCCCGACAGGACTCGACGGTGAACGTATCATGGCCTCCCTGGCTTCTAACGAGAGCAGCACTGGCAACGACTGCGGGCCGCGCCATGAACCCGCATACGATGTAGGCGGTTCGGTATGGGCTTCGAGTCCTGCGCAGCGTTCTCTCGTGGCGCAATTTAGTCGCAATGGTGCCTCCAGCTTTGGCCCATGGCAGACCATGCTGATCAACTGCCCAGGGTTTACTCCTGCCGAACTCGAAACCAGTCTTGACGATTGTGCGCGGTCATTCGTCAGTCACTTCAATTCCTACGTGGCGCACTTCGAGCCCAAGAACCTGACTGAGATCGGGCAAATCTGGAACTTGGGACACAAGACAGTCAATCCGCCAACTGGCGTTATCAAATACTGCGCTGATCTGCAAAAGGCGTACGATTCTGCCGTGAAGCAATCCACATCTGGTGTATCCTGATTTCAATATGATTTGGTTTATCAAAAACCTGTTTTGGAAGCGCCTCTGCTCTCTTTGCGACGGTAAAGGTTGGATTGAAGTTGATCATCGCGAAGGAATTCAGGAGCATCTAAAATGCTGCGTTTGCAGCGGGAAGGGAACGTTATGAAGATTCCCGAGCCCTTTTGGGCTACAGTTCTCGCCGTACTGGGGGTTATTCTTGCACTGGCTTGCCTCTTTGCTCCATCTCCGGCAAACATCGTCCTCGCAGTGCTTGCCATTGCCTCCAACCTCGTCAGCGGTGCCCTTGGGGCCTTTGCCGGTCACGCAAGTGCAACCAGTAACTCCACAGGACCCAACGCCACAATCAATAACCCTGGTGCCACCTTTCCCGGTGACGCAAACAAGTAGCGCCAAGGAGGCGCAAGACACTATGTGCATTTTCAGCACTATCATCAAGGATGTCGAATCCTTCGCCAGCAAGTTCGAGAAGGAACTTGCGAAGCTCTGGAGCAAAGCCCCCAGTGTGGCCGCTGTCGCTTCGACTGTACTCCAATTCGTTGCTCCGCTGATCGAAACATCATTCACTATCGAGTCGGGCGCAGCGGCGGGTGCCGCAGTAACCACTCTGCTGAATACCGTTGAGCAGAAACTCGTAGCTGCCCAAGGGCTCATCACTGCCATCGGTGCCACGCCGACGCTTACAGCCGTGATTGCCGGTGTCGAATCCGACCTGACCGATCTGCTTTCTTTGGGTGGCTTTAAGAATTCGACGACTCAAGCCAATATTCAGTTGGTGCTGAAGGAAATCCAAGCGCTGCTTGGAGCGTTGCCGACTGCTGGAACTCCGGCTGTCAGTGCCTAAGCCATGAACATTGCCATCAAGGTCGCAATCGCCGCAGGGGCCATCACCCTTGCGGCCCTTTGCATTTGGGGGTGCTTTGGGCTCTGCCAACACATCATCGTGGCTGTGGACCGATGGGGAGCCGCCGCTCCGGACGCTGGCAAGATAGACGCGGTGCTTGACCACGTTAACAGGCCATGCAAAGGGGCATCAGGACCCGACGCCTGCGGGACTCTGGCGCAGATCAACAAGACGGCCATCGATGCCGGGGACGCCATCGTGCGCACTCAGTTAATTGAGCGCACCGCCCAGCCGCACATTGTTGCTGCCATGGATGAGTTCGGCCAGACAGCCAAACATCTGAGCAGCACGGCTGATTCTCTCAAAGGAACCGCCGATGCGCTCACGGGAACGGCTCAGGGTGCTACAGACACGCTGGCTGAAGGGAAACGTACCATCGCCGCCGCACAGCCGCTCCTCGCGCAACTGACGGCCAACGGAGCATCCCTCCAGGCCACCACGGACACGATCAACGATATTCTCAAGCGGCAAGCAATCGGCAAGTTGCTCGACAACGCGGCGGGAA